TTCTTGATGGGTAATTGGTAGTGCCGATAAAGAATGCAACACCTCTGGGGAAGGCTGCGAGAAAGGTTTGTAGCTGGCCCTGTATCTCCTGAGACACGCCTGAGCTATCGCCACTATTGAACATGGTGTGTAACTCATCAAAAAGGACGATAGAGGGTGCAAGGGCTTTGATGCCTTCAAATAATTTGGACATATTCTTATTACTCTCGCCCACAAATTTATTCTTGATCATATCCATACGGATCATTACAAGGGAGAGATTCAAAGCACATGCCAGAGCCTTAGATAGTTCGGTTTTTCCACACCCTGGATTTCCTGAAAAAACCAGACCTTTCGGGCATCGACCATCGCCAGCCATCATCTTAGGATATACATATTTTTTAAAGTAATCTTTGAGCTGATCCAGACCCACAATAGAATCAAAGCCTTTTTCTGGATAGGAAATATCAATCACTCCACCATAGGTTTGTCTGACTAAAACATCTTTTCTTGCCTGAACGATCTTACGGGAAACTATCCCACCCTCTAACTCGGCTTGATACAGGCAATCTTCTAACTGCAAGAGGTTCAACGCTCCCGTTATCCTTGCCAACTCCTCCTCTGTCAATCCCTCTTCTAAAGTGAGATTGGGGTTGGCATCCATCACTCTGCTAACGAAGTCTCTGCGCGTATCTACTTCAGGTAAGGGGATATTGATGGGGGCTATGCGTCCTTGCACCAAGGCACCTCTCAGGTCGCTATGGGCAATTAAGAAGATTCTATGAGGGCTACCATTACCACTTAATAGGGGCATGGCAGACCACTGGCGCAGATAAGCCAATAAAGTTCGCTCAGGCTCCACCAAGGCACCTTCAGCATCAAAGATGAGATCGGCATCATGTATAATGAGAGCGAGAGGAGGTGCAGCGGGATCGTTGAAATACTGCGCCAAGCGTCCAAAGTCAGCTTCTAATCCACCACCCTGAGCAAAAGGATTACTGTCCGGTGGTGGTGAATAGCGGCCAAAAACCTCTTCGTGTTCGGGTAGCATCTTGAGGCCGGTAGTTTGATACAACTCAGCAAAAACATGCGCTTGTGCTACTTCTTCTTCTGAGTTATTCTTCTTGCGGATCGCACCTAACGTCATGCGCTCCAAAAAGCTGGCGCGTCCTACTTGGCTCGTTCCAAGCGTCTCACCGGGGTAAACAGGATAGCCACCTACGTCACCCATGAGGGCGAATATCTCGCTCTGCTGCGTCTGTAGGTTATTGTGGATCTGCCTATACCACTGAGGGATCGTGCCGTTGGTTTTGCCTACTGCCTTCATCTTAGTATTCTCCTTTGAGTGCAGCTGCTTTGGCCTTGGCATCATAACGATTACCAGCCTTCTGCCGCTTGGTGATTCTCCGCGCCTTGACATCGGCCAAGATCTGAGCGGAGAGGATCTTTCTGGCGGTGCGTTCGTCTACTTTGTGCGTCTGCATGATGGCGATTAGGTTATTCATTACGATTTCTCTATCATTGCAATAATGACCGCTGCCATTCCCCCGACATACTCGCTTTTGCGAAACATGATCTCGTCAATCTCGTTTCGAGTGGCGCTATCTTCAATATCCAATAGTTCGGGAAATACCGGCATGAGCTTCTTGGCGATGCTTTTGAATTCCTGTCCGATTGCGTTTTCCATTTCAGTTCCTTTCGTGTGTGTGTTTCTTAACTACTACTAATATAAAACATAGTCTTTTATAAAGCAAGGATTATTTTCGCCTATTACAAAAACAATTTGCCATCTCCTTGACTATGCTCTCTATTCCTTTATATTAAATACAGGAGGTGACAATGAGACTACATATAGATGCAGACCGCGTCAAAGCAGAGCGACTGAACAAAGGCATCAAATCAGAGGCGCAGCTGGCCCGTCAGATAGGCATAGGCAAGATATACCTCAATGGTGTTATGAGAGGTAGACAGAACGCCACCCGCCAGATCATAGAGGGTATATGCTGCCAGTTGGATCTTCAGCCCAAAGACTTCTTGAGTTATAAATGATCGGCTTGTGCGCGGGGCATAGCAGAAACACCACGGGCGAACGCCTCTGGGAGTGGCAGCACTGCGCCCAGGTGCAACAGCGCCTATCCACCATCCTTATGGACTGTGGGCATCAGGTAGTTGTTCCTCCGCTTGAGTATTGGCAGATGGACAATGATACCGCCCTCAAGAATAAAGTGAGATTATTCAATCGTCGCCAAGTGGACTTGGCTATTGAGATCCATGTCAACTCGGGAGGAGGTAAATACTCTACCGTATTATATTGGGATAAAGATGGTAAGTTCTCCCCTGGGGGTCGGCAGCTTGCACAATGTATCTCAAATCAGTTCGCATCAATGAAGCGAATCATATCCAGTTGGAAAGCTGCTGGCCCCCGCTCCCAATCGTCTATGGGGCGCAACCTGTATTTCCTGAATGAGACACATATGCCAAGCGTTATCACTGAGATGGGTTTTAAGGACGCACCTGAACAGCGAGAGTTTTTTGATTCTAAAACAGGACCGATTGTACATGCTGAACTCATCCACCTTGGGATAGAGGAGTATATACGATGAACCGTTTTTATGTTGACGCCGATCTATGTTCTTCTGGTGCGGTTATTGTTCGCCTAAAGACTACTGAAAATACATCGTGGAGCCGTGACAGAGAAATATCAAAATTTCCTACTGTATTAACCAGATGGCGTATGGATCGTCTTGCTCGGAAATTGTTATACATTGCTAAGATACGGGAGGATTTTAATAATGATAACCGATCTGATTAAGATAGGCGGGAGCTTGCTGGACAAGATTATTCCTGATCCAGAGGCAAGGGATAAGGCCAAACTGGAATTACTGCGCCTGGAGTCTGAGAATGAATTAAAAGAGCTTGAGGTATCTATGAGTGCTATCGTTATGGAGGCCAAGAGCAAGGATAAATGGACCTCCAGGGCGCGTCCTGGGTTCCTCTACGTGATTTATATTTTGATGCTCTCTGCTATACCAATGGGTATTCTCAGTGCTATCTCGCCTAATACAGCAACGGCTATCATCTCAGGTTTTCAGGCATGGTTAGCTGCTATACCTGATAATATAATCGCGCTTTTCGGCGCAGGATATTTAGGTTATTCTGGTGCGCGTAGCTATGATAAGGCTAAGATCAAATGACCTCTTGGCATAGCTATCCAAAGATATATAACGTAGGCCATGCTGCCATAGATGAGCTTCTACGCGATTCGGTTATCGTAGAGGAGAAGGTGGACGGCTCACAGTTCTCCTTTGGGATGATAGGTGGAGAGCTATTGGTGCGATCCAGGGGCAAGCAGTTTCCTACGGATGCACCTGATAAGATGTTCACCAAGGCGGTGGCGTCTGTTTTAGATCGACAGTCTATTCTCAAAGAGGGTTGGACATATAGAGGAGAGTATCTACAGAAGCCAAAGCATAACGCCTTGGCCTATGATAGGATACCCAATGATAATATTATCCTCTTCGATATTAACACCAATGAGGAGACATACCTATCTTATGAGGAGAAGGCGGCAGAGGCCGAGCGCATTGGCTTAGAGATTGTTCCTCTTCTACATAGTGGGATGGTTGACAATATTACCGTATTGACTGATCTATTGGATACTGTCTCTATTCTTGGTGGTCAGAAGATAGAAGGCTTTGTCATTAAGAACTATAAAAGGTTTACAACCGATGGCAAAGCGATGATGGGCAAGCACGTTTCGGAAGCCTTCAAAGAGGTTCATTCAAAAGAATGGGGTAAAAGCAATCCAGGCAAGCAAGATATTATTCTTGGATTGATTGATAAATACCGCACACCAGCGCGTTGGCAGAAAGCCGTCCAGCATATCCAAGAGAGAGGTGAATTAGATGGCTCACCAAAAGACATTGGCAACCTCATCAAAGAGACGCAGAAGGATATACACGACGAATGCTATGAAGAGATAGCCGTTGCGTTGATGAAGCATTTCTTTCCTCAGATATTGCGTGGTGTTACTCGTGGATTACCTGAGTGGTATAAGGATGAACTTCTCAAGGCGCAATTTGATGAATGATTGTTGTGATGCAGAATATCATGTATGCGATTGGGGTGCCAGTTTTAAATGTGAGTTACCACAAGGACACACCGGGTTGCATAGTTGCTCTTGGGATGATTCTGAGGCTGTCTGGTTTAAGGATGAGTGTATAGGACAAAGGCTCATCCACATAAACATGACATGGATAACAGGTGCTCTAAATGACGGTGCATAATCAAGATGAATTGCGTCAAGTGTTAAAAAAGGAGCTGGCTATCATTGGCAGGCAGTTGGATGATGTATGCAGGGGTACATGGTGGTCATTGCAGCGCGATGGACGAGTTATATTCTGGTTTGATGATCTGGCGATTGACTTGAGGAGAGAATAATGCGTCATCCGATCTATAAGGTATTGGCTATATCAGGCACTGTAGTTGCTATGGTATTGCTTCTGTTTGCCATTGGTGTATTTATTAATAACGTATTTTGATTATCGCGAGACAGGCAGTATGGGTGCTGCGTCAGGTTCATATCCTGAAGTGTGAAGGTTCGACTCCTTCTCTCGCCTGATATTGCGAGGGTGCAGTGAGGGGTAATAGCAGGTTGTCCACAAGCCCAAGGCGAGAGGGACGTAAAGATCCTTGGATCACACCTGAGATTATAGTGACCTGGCCATCCTCGCTCATTTACCAATAATTGTAACCACAAAAAGTAGTGATAGGTACAAGCCTTGCCATAGACGACATAATATCGCGTATTTTGTCGCGTGTTATACGTATAACAGAGAGGGGGTGGTTATCTTCAAACTTGTGGGCAAAACGACAGACTGGGATAAATTCTTAGATGGCAAGTTGAAGGCTGATTGCTACTATGTGCCCTTTGGTCAAGATCGTGACAAGGCAGCAGCGCGGCTATTTTGCCAACTCTATTCTCACGGCGGTCATGGTGTATTTAGTGAACTGATTGAGATGATCCAAACCTTTTTAAGGCTCGGTTATGAATCCCACGGTGATCCTGATAAAAAATCCTATCGTGAATTCATAGAGCAATTAGAAGAACAAGCGGGTGACTTTATTCCCTATGAGGATGAATGACTGAACTGGCAACAGTAAACACTGAGATAGTATCGTATGACGATTGGGCTGAACGAGGGATAGGACTGCGTTCCGAACTGCGCCAGATAGAGGGCGAGGCATCGCGCCTATATTGGGATATAGGTCATTGGCTGGTCTATGGCGAGAATGCTTTTCCAGATCAATGGTCACAGATGGCTGATGACTTTGGATTCTCTCGCGAGACGGTTCGTAATATGATGTGGGTGGCAAGCAAGATACCACCCGAGGAGGTCAAGCCTGAACTAAGCTGGTGGCATCATCAGGCCGTCGCTGCGCTACCACAAGGCGATAGGGCGGCTGTGTTAGAGACAGCTATTGATGATGCTCTGAGCGTCAAGGATACGCGCCTCATCGCCAAGTCAGCCAAGCATGAGCATGACGAAGAGGTCTATGCCGACATCATTCAATCACCTGGGCAAGAATTAAAAGAAGCACCTCCGGTTGACAATCCTTCTGAGAATACTATATTGACTACGATAGTCCAATGGTCAGAGAGTCAGATAGGCCAAGAATGGACACAAGAGTCACATAATAAACTAATTAATTGGCTGGCTGGAGGTGGGTAGCGAAACGCTGATGCGAAAGCGCAGCACCTCTAACGAGGGTGGTTGACCAGAGGAATGCATGAATCTCTTAAATAGGATTAATAATTCTATTTCATGCCACCTTACAACGGACAAGGCTTAGGCCTCATTCGGCCAAATAATTTGGGTATCCTGTCACATAAACGGTGAGCCACTATCCCCCTAGCAGTTTACCGGGATACCCTTCTATCGGGAGGGTTGCCATGATCGCCAACAAAAGGAGAGACAGTGCCGAGCAGACGGCCTACGGGTGCAGTTGCGGTCTTACGCTCTCTGGGCGGGAGCAACCCTCCCCTAAAACAAATCTATGAATCCCCAAACCGAAGCACATCTTGTAAAGCAGATCCGCACCAACAACCTGACGGCTCTCCATGCCTTTGTCACGGCTCACTATGGTATGGTCTTTGATCTGGCTAAGAAGCACGGCACTCCTGAAGAGTATGAAGAGTACGTAGGCGAAGGCTCTGTCGCTTTGTGTGAGGGTGCTAAGAACTTTGCTCATGCGGGATTGGAATGTAGATTCTCCACGTATATCCATACGCGCATCAAACGGGCTATGATTACTCACCGTCGCACCAGCGGCACTGTCCAGGGATCAGAGTGGAAAGCACGAACATCCAAGCAAGCAAGAAAAGTAAGAGATTGGGCAGAGCAAGAGATTGGCGAGACATTAACGGCTGAAGAGGTTGCCTATATTGAACAGATAGGTGATCCATCTGTCAAAGATGTGCAGCGTCAGAGCGACAATTTAGAGTCCTATCGCTTTATTGATTTGGATGAGTGGGACGAACGTCACGATGCCTCTATAAATCTTTTTGGCGAATCGTTCTCCCTGCCTTTTAACGAACTACCCCTCACCACCCGAGTCATCTTCCAAGCAGCCCTACAATGTTTTGAGCAGACAGGCAATGCCTCTTTATCCATCATGGCTGATCTACCTGTCATGGATGATATTACCAGGGATGAGATACATAACGAGCTGTGCGCTGTTTGGGGTATGCTGAAATCAAAGAGGGAGGACCATGCGGAATCTTGATTATCTGACCCTATGGGATAAGGGCCAAGCACTTGAGGCTGAATATGCTCCTCTGGCTAAAAGGAATATGATAAATGGAGGTAAAAACGTACCGCTGAGTGGTAAGCGGATAAAGAAACCAATAAATGTCATTCAGAAAATTGCCAATGACCTTGATATAAGTCAATCGGCATGGTCGCGTTTAAAAAAGGTTATGAAGTCAAACAAAAACGAAATAATTGATTCACTTATACGCCATGAGATAAGCCTATCAAGGGCCGAGCGAATATTAATTGATAAAAAAAGGGGGATTGATCGGGCCTCTTGGTTAACCGAAGATGACATAGAGACAATCTTTGATATAAAACTTTGCGGCGAGGGCAACCGGACTAATCGTCAAGTCAGATGCATAGGTGGGCGTATTGATATATTATCTCAGGATACCATTTACGAAATAAAGAGACATTTAACGCTGGATAAAATGCATGAGGGGTTAGGACAATTGATCATATATTCACATTCATATCCCGAGCATAAGTTGGTGTTAGTGGGTCAAGAGTCCAGTATCACGCGCACAATCGCACAAGCAGTTCAGCGATGGGGTATATCGGTTTGTCTTTATTCTTTCCCTAGAACCTTTGTGGAGATTTAATTATGCGTGATTTTGTTATTGAATTTGTGCCCATAGATACAATTACGGCACATCCATTATCCCTTGAGGTTTTTGGGGAATTGGATATAATGAGGATAGAGGATCTCAAAGAAGATATTGAGGAGCGGGGGCTACAATATCCACTTGAGGTAGATAATCAAAATAGAGTGATCTGTGGTAGCCAGCGATTACGCGCAATCACTGATTTAAGATGGGACACAGTGCCGATTATTCGCCAAAGTGAGCTAAAAACTGAGGATAGCATTAGGGAACACCTACTTAAAGATAATGTTTTAAGGAGACAATTAACTCCGGGGCAGATGTATAAGGCAGGTAAAGAATTAGAGCGAATTTATGGTGTGGGCGCTGAAGAGAGGATGAAGGATGGTGTAGCCCTCCGTCCAAATGAGCGGGGGGATACACGAGATCGCGTTGCTGCCGATCTTGGAACATCAGCCTCAACCTATGAACGCACCAAGAAAGTATTTGAGGAGGGCAGCGAAGAACTACAACATGAGGTAGATACGGGCCTCAAAAGCATCTCTGCCGCTGCCGAAGAGATACGCAAGGGACAGGAGGTATTTCAAGGACAAGAGATGCCTTCTGATGATGGACGGCGGTTGACATTGCGCTATGGGAAGGTCAGGCGGCAGTTAGAAAAATATGCTGAATATCTTGAGAAAAACGACCTCAAAGAATTTGCCGATGAACCACGCTGGAAAGATAATTTAGTATATAGCCTTCACGATTTACAGAAGATCATTCAATCTAAACTGGAGCAGTTGATGTAATGGATGAGCGGGTGGTATGGGATAGACAAGAAGGTGAAAGTAGCCTCTGGTATGGCCGCTTTGATGAGTATAGGCTGATGGGTCCAGAGCGGTCTGTGCTGTCAGTAGTGAACAGAAGGCGTAGGGATCAGAGCAAAAAACAGGCTAAATACTCCCCCGGCGCATGGCTTGAGAAGGCCAATACCTTCAAGTGGCGCGAACGAGCAGAGGCATGGGATGAGTCCGAGCGACAGCGACAGGCGGCACTGAGGGAGATAGAGGCCGATAAACTGTTTGAGAATATTGAACAGGCACTCAAGGCATTGTATGCTAAGTATAGCCAGCGATTACAAGAGTTAGATCCTGATGATATACCCGCTGCGGTGCTGGCCCCGCACTTCCTATCTACCATCAAGAAGCTGGAGGAGCATTACGGGCGGCAAGCCGTCAAGAAGGTGGAGCTATCTGGACCCGAAGGCAAGCCCATTGCTATTGATTTGGAATTACGTCGCATCATTTCGCAACGCGCCGAAGAGTTTCAGGAAGGAAAAGACAAGAATGATCCTTGACAGATTCTCCAAATAATGTATATTAATCTTATATAATCATTCTACCCAAAGGGGGATCTGTTATGCGTATAACGGCTCGTGGTTCTGATCTGCGTCGTGCTTTTTCTATCGTGTCTGATGCTGTTCCCAACAAACCGGCTTTGCCTATCTTGGCGAATGTCCTGATAGTGGCAGACAGCGAGGGTTTGTTTATTACCGCCAGTAGTCTTGATATTACTATTAGGACCAAGGTAGACGCCACCATCAACGAGATGGGATGCCTTACTGTCCCTGCGAAGATCACCAGAGAGATTATCAGCGAGTGGCCGGATGAGGATATAGATATTACCTCTGATGAGGAGTCCATGATACTGACTTCTGATTCAGGTCAATACACGTTGCAGGGTATGCCATCCGACGATTTCCCTGAGATGCCAGATAAGATGGATGGCACGGTAATTCCTATTGGTGGTAGTGGTATTGATCCTGTGGTGATGGCTGATATGATCAACAAGACCTCTTTTGCTGTCTCGCAAGATGATACACGGCCCGTTCTTCAAGGTGTCTTCTGCCGCACTAACGAAGAGGGGGTGTCTATGGTAGCTACTGACGGCCATCGGTTGTCTTGCTATACCTATCCTATCATGGGACTGTCTGATGCGGAGGCCATCATTCCTCCGCAGTGCCTATCATCGTTGGCTAAGATGTGCAACGGTGACGGCGAGTTGATTATTAATGGCACTAACATCTCCTGTGCTATTGGTGATACTGTCCTTGTCTCACGGCTCATCGAGGGTCCATACGTTGACTATCAGCAGATCATTCCTCAGCCTGGGGAGAATATCTTGACCGTTGATAGGGATGTGTTGCAACCTACTCTCAAGAGGGTGTCTATCCTCTCCAGCCAGCACACCAGACAGATCAATCTTTCGCTGGGCGAAAAGGTAGAGATGTCTGCTATCAGTGCAGAGCGTGGTGGCGATGCGCGGGAGGAGGTCAGTGCGGACTACGACGGTAAGGAGATGACGGTAGGGTATAACGGTCAATACTTGCAGGAGATCCTCAAGTTTATCTCTGGTGTTATCACCATCAACTTTACCAACGAGACAACGGCGTCTATCATCCAATCATCTAACCAAGAGGTGGGGGATCTGTTTTATCTGTTGATGCCCCTGCGACCGAATGCTGGATAGCGAAATAGAGCAACATGCCAAGGCGATGGCGGTCTATCACGCCTCTCCCGCAGCCTGGGTGATAGATCATATTGACATTGACTTAGCTCATTACAGAAGCGAGGAGTCTCTTCGGGCGTGGCTGGCGACAGTCCCGCCCGATTCGCATGAGTGGTGCCGTAAGCAACTGGCAGCGGGTAAACTTTGCTTAGATGATGGTGTATCCTATCAAGCAGAGATGCTTGACAAGTTGGCAAAGCCTGGATGGTATGCTTTCAAGTGGGCAAATGGCACTTCCAAAACGACCATAGCAGCTCTGTTTATCCTATATATGATGGATGTGTATACGGATCTGCGTATACTAACGACAGCAGGGACATGGAGCCAACTACAAGAGCAGCTATGGCGCGAGGTGCCGCTGTGGTTATCACGGACCAAGTTTGATATAACCGCACAAGGGCATATTGGCAGAGACTCTATTCACATCCCTCCTCCCTATGATGCTCATACGATCAGCCGTGCAGCATACAAGGCAGCCAACTTTGAGGGCATCCACGCCAAGCACGTAGTCGTATTGGTCGATGAGGCCAAAGCTATCGCTCCGGACATTTATGATGCTATCCGTAGGATTCTGCGCGGCGGCGAGGATGCTAAGTTGTGGCTTATTCTACTCAGTTCACCAGGTAGCCCATCTGGTCCTTTTTATGATCTTTGCACCGGCTCAGAAGGTAGTCGAGTGCAAGTCCTATCTTTATCGGCCTATGAGTCTGAGCGCGTATCCTTGGATCAGATCCACCAAGATGCGTTAGAGTTAGGCGAGGACTCCCCTCTCTTTATCGCAATGGATTGCGGTGAGTTTCCTGATGAGGGCGAGGACTCTGTTATTCCTTTGTCATGGGTGCAAGCCAACGTAGATCGCAAGGTAGAGGGCTTCACGTTCAAGTCTTTAGGTGTGGATATGTCGTATTCGCTGAGAGGTGATAGGACTTGCCTTATTGGGATCTTTGGGCGACAGGTGCGAATATTGGATACTTACAGAGGACGAGAGCCGTCCTATACCGCAGGGAGGATACAGGACTTAAACAAGATCCATCAGTTCCATGCTATCGGTATTGATGATCCTGGCAAGGGTGTGGTAGATATGTGCCGACAAAATGGGCTGAAGATACAAGACGTTGTTTTTGGGTCTAAGGCTTATACGGACTCTCGTTATGTTAATCTCAAGGCTGAGATGTATTTCAAGCTGCGAGCTGAATTAGAGGCGGGATATAAAGATCCCGGCAATGAAGAATGCGGATTGTCATTACCTAACGATAAAACCCTGCACCATCAGTTGACAGTACAGGGCTATAGATACGATCTGAAGAATAGAATACTTATTGAGTCTAAGGATGAACTGCGAAAAAGAGGCGAGTCATCCCCTGATTATGCTGATGCGTTGGCTATTGCTAATCTGATGAGAGCATCCCGCACTAACCGCATCCTAACAGAAACCAACCGCACCACGGCAAGACATACGGGCGCAGGGGCTTCTGTAAGAAAGGCTGAGTTTTAGAATAGGCTCGTCTGTGTCCCCGGTCCTGTCCCGGCGCTGGCTATATTCTTACATGCTGCCCTATAATACGATTCCTTCAGTTCGCATCCCACAAAACGCCTTCCCAATCCAATAGCCTGATGCCCTTCTGATCCGATTCCCATGAAGGGTGAGCATACCACATCTCCCTCATTGCTCCACAGCTTTATCACCCGCTCAATGGTCCCGAGTTGCAGGGGGCAGATATGCCGCTCGTCCTTCTCGTCCCGCCCCTCAGCGACATTGAGGGTGTCGCTTTCTCTTATATTATACCAGATGGGTCTTGCCCACTCAATCCATTGGTTGTTGGTTATGTCTGGCTTGATGGGTTCCGCATTATCTCCCGGCTTACGAAATACAAGGATGTAGTCAGCCAGTGCCGGTCTAAGCCATGATGCATCTTTTTTCAGTTGCGTGAAGAGGAGAGATTTAGCCTTAGTTCTGATGGCCTGTGCCTGGGGATCTTTATCAATGCAAACTTCCCCATGATAGATAAACCCATGTTCTTGGAATAACTCAATCGTCATGCCCCTGAAGTCCTTCAGGCCGATATACCCATCTCTTACCAGCATAGCAGGGACTTGGGCAACGTGTACCGCACAATTGCGCCCCGGTTTAGTGATCCGCAATAGGTGATCGGCAATGATGCCAAAATGATCCATGAAAGTGTCTTTGTCGTCCGAGTTGCCTATGTCTCTGGGCGTTGGAGAATAGGTATAGAGGCTCAGGAACGGAGGAGAGAACACGGACAACCCAACCGAATCATCCTCTATTTCAGCCATACGGATACAGGAATCACCAAGCATCAGTTTATAATCATGGGTCTCAACTGTGTCTTCGTTATATTTCTCCACTTTTTCTCCTCCGTCAAGTTCCTCTTTTTCAAATTCCTTGATGTTTTCTATCAGCTTATCCTTCAGGAATGTAGCCATCTTCTCTTTCCTTTTGATGTTTTTGAATATTGCACTCTCGATGTCTGTCAGGACAATATGGGCATCCACTGGATGAGTCTGTCCGAACCTATAGGATCTACGGATGCACTGATAGTAAGTCTCCCACGAATCATTTAAACCCATGAAAACCATCTTATGGGCATTCTGAAAATTCATACCAAAGCCCCCGATCTTGGGTTTGGTGACAAGGACTCTGATCTTACTATCCTGAAAATCTTCAAAAACCTGCGTCTTGTGTTCAGCGTCATCAGCCCCCGACACCTCAACGGCCCCAGGTATGATCTTTCCCAGCTTGGTTGATTCGTCGTTGAGGCCGCACCATACAATCCACTGGTCCTCATCGTTGATGAGATCGCAGACTGCCACCATGCGCTCTTCTACGGTGCCCTTACGTATTCTGGCCCTATCAGAGATACCTTTCATACCTGTGAAAAAAAGGGCATCATCAGGGCGGTAGTCTGTCTTTACAAACAACGGATTGATGTTAAGCGGAGGAAGGATATAGCCATCATCATCATATCCAAGATCAGATGGTAGTTGAATGAACATGCCCCACGATGCCATCCAGCGGAAGAAGGCCTCATGGGCATGGCCCTTGAGCCGCCATCCATCATCGTCGTGAACGAAATATGTTGCCAGCATATCGTTTCTTGTTTTGACCCCAAGAAACTCTGCATGATTAGCCATCTCCGTTATATCATTGGGTGCTGGAGTGGCCGTACAGCATAGCCGGTAGGGCGTTTTACCGAACTGATCAAGCAACTTCAGGCGTGTTTTTCCATCCAGAGACTTCAGAATAGAACTCTCGTCAAGGACTACCCCTTGAAATCTGCTTGTGTCTAACTTTGTCACCATCTCATAGTTGGTAATTTGTATTCCATCAGTCATCTCGGCATTATTACGGATATAAGGCAAGTCAATGCCGATGATTTTCGCTTCTCTCTGTGTCTGTCGTGCCACTGACAATGGAGCAACAATAAGGGTATTGTCAGTCATCAGCCGCCCCCACTCAAGCTGCATCCTTGTCTTTCCAAGGCCGGTGTCGGCAAAGATTGCAGCACGACCCTTGCGAATTGACCATTGCGTCAGATCGCGCTGGAACGGGAACAGCGATGGGTGAATCTCATCCCGCTCCACATGCTTGCCTGTTTCGTGCGTTATTGATTGCTTATCCTCCAAGAACTGTGCATAGTCTTTCATCTATCCCCCTTTGTTGAGTGTCTATAGAATATAGTAAATAAATTGATATAAGTCAAGATATGTCGGTATATTTCTTATTGCTCCCCTTGGCCTTTTCTACAGGATACTTGATTCTATTCTTTGCCATCTTCCACGCAATAGCAGCCAATGGGTCACAATCCATCTTCTGACACATCATCAAGGCATAGATCATTACATCTGCTATCTCCTCCAAGATAGCATCCTCAGTCCCTTCAATACCTTCCTCAATCTCTTCATTGGTGCGGAACATGAATATCTCAAGCAACTCAGAGGCTTCAACTGATAGGGCAATGGCAAGGTCCTTGTGGGTGTGGAACTGCCCCCAATCGCGTTCCTCTGTGAATTGGGCTATATCAGCCATGATCTTTTCTATGGTCATTCGCTCTCCTTCCAGAATAACCGCTTGGCTACTACCTCTCCTCTTGTCATTCCTGTCGCCTTAGACTGCCTGATGATCTCCTTAGCCAATCCCTCGGGTATGCTCATACTGAACGATACCCATCCTGTTTTCTTACGCCTACCCGCTCCCTTGCGTGATCCTCCCCAGTTGGGACTATCTGTAGGACGTTTAGCCATTGAAGATCCTCCTGTATAGTTTCTGAGTGAATGACGGCGGTGCGGGTTCCCATTTATCACAATCGCCCTTTTTATTAACCCACCCGATAGGCGTATCGCCAGTTTTTTCCCACTTACCATCAAAAACCCTTTTACGAGCAATGGGTTGTATCAGACAGACATATTCGTCAATCCGACCCAACCCGAGATACTTACATCCCTTACAGTAAGGCATATCAACCTCCTTTATGAGAATTCATAACCACTGAACGAATATCCCTCTGCGTCGGTCCAGGTATTATCACTCGGATATTCCTTTGCGTGGTGGTGCTGATCGGTTCTCTTTGACTTTACCAAGTATAAGAAATCAGCAATAGTTATTTGGTCGCCCTCATCGCTCCATATCTCTCCTTCCGTCAGTATATCCTTCCACTGTTTAAAGGATATAATCTCAAAATCATTATATCCTTCATATTTCCGACACCCGTGAAAGTTAAATTGCCATCCCCATGATGCTTTGCCAATGTGCAGCTCATCATATCGCCCACACTCAGAGCAGATATTAGTTCGGTGGTAGTAGTTGGTTCCCATTACTCTCCTCCGCTAAATAGTAGATCCATCAGTGTCTTTGTCTGCCACTCTTGTTCAGCAGCCCTCGCAGCAGCCCTCGCAGCATCCACCGCAGCAGCCCTCGCAGCAGCCCTCGCAGCATCCACCGCAGCATCCACCGCAGCATCCACCGCAGCAGCCACCGCAGCATCATCAATATCACCTACTGCAAAAGCTTCGGCTACCTCTATTGCCTTCCGTGGTCTATCGTCGCTTGGATAATCCTTCTCATAGATCGGCAGCACTCGTCTGGCGCACTCGGCAGCGAACAATCGCGCAGAGCAGTCATCCCATGTCCATAGGTGCTTGGTCAATCGTGCTTCTCTAACGATGATCTTATTGCTCTCATCTATCCTATCACCGCGACACTCGGCAAGATAGATATTCGGTCCCAACCATTCTATCAGATCTTTCTCCCGGCAGAGGTGATACCCGTTTTGGCAGGGTATCAGGTTGCCCTGTATCGGCGGCATCCATTTACCGGGCCGATCATCGTCAGTCGGCAGATTCCACTCGCCAGTGCCACCATTGGCCGGTCGGTGATCTTCATTCAAAACCTTAAATAGACGTTCCATCTCTATCCTCGCTTAATCTATCCAGATCGGCCAGCAGCCTATCCAGATGTGGGTTGGGGTTGACTAACGGCTCTGATCTCAGGTAAGCAGCCATCTTGGCAAAAGCCTCCGTGCGCTCTCTTATACGATTCTCGCGTAACCGCTCTAATTCAGCATCCATCTATGAACTGGCCCATCCGAAGAAAAGCCATTCACCGTCTTGGATCTTAATACACCCGACTGGCCCCCACTTATCATCAATTCGGGGATCTCCATCAGAGATAAGCTCATCAGAATACTCCCCCGCCTCCCTTCCTTCTGGTAGGGGAATGATAATAAATCTATCTTTCTCTGCTATCGTGCCTGTATACCCGCTATGCCCATAATCGTAATATGCCTCCTCCTTGGCATTATTGAACGCTATCTGCACCGTCTTACCCTTGCCTATCGTTTCAAACGTTTCCGCGCCCATGATCTATCTCCTAATGGCCGAAAAACAGGACTTCCAACTCCTCGGGATCATCTTCCATCGCACTCAGTAGGGCAATAGCCCAATCAAAGCGGCGATAGCTCTCCTCCTCTGCTGCCTCTCGTAGAGCAGCCAATACCACACTGACCGGAACGGGCTTGGGCCTATCTCCATAAAAGTCCTCCGTTATATGAGTATTGCCGTCATGTCCGTAAAAATACCATACCTTCTTATTGTCGTAATTACCCCAATCGATATTCGTCACCGGGGAGTCGTGACCGCACTTGCACAGGTCAATCTCTGCAAAGACGTTAAAGTAGATTTCGGTGGTGTCATTCTCCTCAAACTCTACGGAAGTGGCCTTGCCAATGATAAGCTTCGTTTCGTATCCCATTCTCAACTCTCCTTGTGAAGTGCACGAAAGGCGGTTCCTCTACGTCTGAGCATCTTGCTTGCTTGGGCCTTGGGCAGTTTACGGTTACGGCAATCGTTGATATGCTTGATGATGGCCTTTTTGCGGATACCGACGTATCCAGCAACCTTACCAGCGAACTCAGCGACGGGTCGATTACCACGGGCAGTATTGCACTTGCGGCAACAGGTGACGAGGTTCTGAGGGCTGTTGTTACCGTCTTTGCTGCGCGGCTGGAGATGATCCAGGCTCAACTCAGCGCCATCCTCTACCGTCGATCCGCAATAAGCGCAAGAAAGGCCATCTCTGAGGTAAATTGCTAATCTGTGGTGGTCGCTGATCCATCGTGCCATTTGATCCTCTCCTTATTTAACCTACTTAAAAGATAATAAATAGATTTATATACAGCAAGGATTTTATTGGTAATCAATGGCTTTTTTAATTCTCGCAGCAAAAAACTCAGCCCATTGTGGTACAACACTATTACCTAATCCTCTAATTCTGTCCATCCTTCTCGGAATCCCATCATCCATTCTACCCATGTTGGGTTCCTGTAATAGCCAGGCTTCTCTTTTATTGCTCGTTTGCACCCGGCTCCATTCTTCATCATCGATGGACAAGATTGGTTCCCCTTTGTAGTCGGAGTAGGCAACCAAGCATATTCTTTTTCTAAGGTGTGGCGCTCCAACGGTTGCTGCTGATAACACCGTCCATTCTGCATCATACCCGATTTCGGCCAAGCCCCCAAGAATAGTTCCGAATCCCCGGTTAAGCAACGCTGATACGTTTTCCACAAGGATGAATCGTGGTCGTAGTAGGCGAATGATTCGGAGCATTTCAAACCACAGTTGCGATTTTTCACCATGAATACCTCTAGTTTTTCCAGCATTACTTATGTCTTGACATGGGAATCCACCGATCAATACATCAACTGGCTCTAAGGTGGCACATTTTATATCTGTATGGCAAGGTATCTCAGGCCAGTGTTTCCTCAAAATATTCTGACAAAACGGATCAATCTCACATTGCCATTTTATCTCAAATCCAGCTCTCTCAAAGCCAATATCCAAGCCACCAATACCTGAGAATAGAGATCCAACTGTATACATCACGACAAGATACCTGTTGTTTCATATTTTCTCATCACTACCTCAGCCGTTGCCTCATCCTTAAAGCCATCGCAAGCCATGCACAGGCGAGAATAATTACCTGTCTGAATATGGATGGCTACTATATAATATCTTCCGTTCTTTTCGTCCTGATCTACTCCGAGTAAAAAAAGGCGCTTGTCCATTGTATTCTCCTTGTGTGGTTGTTGTTAAACTCTACCCAAAATATATAACAATCAAGTTGAAATGTCAATAGTTATTTTAAGATATTCCACCGCTTATACTATTATAAGTAAACTAATGGGCGTATAGAGGAGATAGGCATGGGTAAGTCTTCAAGGTCTGCACTGCAAAAAGAGATCGGTGCTGGAGGGGTCGCTTTTTACAACGGGCAGATTGATAATGATGAGTTCAATAGCAAGCTGACCGGCACAGAAGGGACAGAGACGTATGATCGTATGCGCAGATCTGATGCACAAGTCGCTGCCCTCGTCAATGCCGTCCAGTTACCTGTAGAGAGTGCTGATTGGGATGTTGAACTACCCCAGGATGAGCGAGAGGCTGAGAAGATAACCGACGAGATGCTTGACTTCGCTCGGTATAACATGTTCACCCTCATAGACTACCAAGCCTTTCTCCGACATGCCACCTCATGCGTATGGCCTGGATTCAGCTTCTTTGAGATAGTATATGCCCTCAAGGAAGGGCGATTGGTATTTGGCAAGATAGCACCCCGCTTGGCTACCTCCCTATATAACTGGCTCACCGATGGCCGGGGCGACTTAGAAGGCATACAACAGCAGGTATGGCTGGATGGCGCTTATCAGTATCCCAAGATACCACGCGATAAGATAGCTCTCTTCACCTACAATAAAGAGGGCAATAACTACGAAGGGCAGAGCCTTCTCCGTCCAGTTTTCAAACATTTCTTCATAAAAGATGAGTTGTACCGCCTGGATGCCATTCGCTCTGAGCGATATGCTGTGGGCGTTCCCAAGTTCACCCTCCCTGAGAACTACGATGATGACCTGTTTGCCATGATGGAAGCCGCCGGGGCCGCATGGCGAGGTGCCGAGCAGTCTTTTATCATCCTCCCCAACGGCGCAGAGGTAGAGATATTACAGGTGGATGGGGGGCAAGCATTGGATCTGGTTCCCATGATAACCCACCATAACGAAGAGATAATGAAGGTGGGGCTGGCGCAGTTTATCAGCTTAGGTACGACACAAACGGGTAGCCGATCATTGGGCGAGGTTTTTACTGATTTCTTTTATGATGCTGAAGAGTCCTTTGCTGATATGATCGCCCGTAGCATAGAGAGGGAGGTATTATGGCCGCTCATGGATCTCAATTACCCCAACAAGCCACGCCCACGAATGGTCTACAAAGACCTAGGTGCTGTCGCCTTGGGCGAGATGGTAGAGACACTGGAGAAGGTTGGGGAGCGTTATATCAGGCCGAGTATCGACATTGAGAACGATATATTAGAGCGCCTGAACCTACCTGTGAGGGAAGATGACGAGGATTTTGAACCACCTGAAACGCCTCCTGAGCTACCGGAACAGGAGGAGATGGTACATCTACAGACAATTAGCGAGACAGAGATACCAGAAGAAGAAAAGGAGTTTTGGCGAGCATTAAGGCCAGTGGAGCGCCATGTAGCACTGAGACAAATAACCTGTGTGCTGGATGACTCACGCGATAAACTGATGCGAACGCTTATCTCCTCACGGGACGATTGGGCTGACCCCATAGCTCAACAGGTCAGAGAGAAGATGCCCGAAGGTCCGAAGGCATTGAATACTATTACCATCCCCGATGATACTATACCCGGTATCCAAGGGCGCGTGACTAATATCTTGGATTATGTATACGACTTTGGTGCAGAGCAAGTAGTCAAAGAGTTGGCATCACAAGCAGAGGAGATGCGCGAGGAGCTGCGGGATGATTCGATGGATGCCGATGATATATCTGAACTGATAGAGGCACGATCTGAGTTTATCACCACCCGCTTGAAGCGCAAGACAGAGGAAGCAGCCCGAGCGATTGCAGCGGGGATGTATCGCACCGTTGGCCCTGATGATTTTGATGAGGCCGATGTGATGCGGTTGATGGATGAGGTGTTCGATACGGTGGAACAGGAAGCCAAACTGACGGCTTCTTATTCAGTCTCCGAAGCATTGAACATGGGACGCGATGCCTCTGCCCAAGATCTCATTGAGCAGATAAGGGTTGCCGAGTATTCGGCCATCCTTGACCAGAATACATGCGAGAACTGCCAGCCTGTTGATGGGACGCAAACGTCCGTAGGCAGTCCAGCCTATTATGATCTGATGCCGCCCCTCAACAGCGCCAGAGCAGGTAGCTGCTTAGGTAAGGGTAGATGTCGCTGTATGTGGGTTTACATCCTCAAGCGCGAGCTACGGCTCACCTCTTGCGCCTATGAGCCTCCAATGGTGACGGCTGCTGATCTGGTTGAGTTAGCCCAACCCGATCCGGTCATGGTAGAGCATCTGGCAAGGGACTCCACGCCCATCCAAGCCTTTCTGTTCACCAAAGAAGAATACGCTCTTGATGAAGCAGTAGCATGGATACAAGAACACGACTACCACATGATGACCATAGAGGACGTAGGCGCAGCATGGCGCGTCCGTCAATTCCCCCGGCAAGAATGTGCTGAGGGATCATTCCACACTCTTAGCCTTGGGTCGGGCATCATAGCAAGCTATTGTCTCCGCATCCAAGATATTGGACCGGAGGCAGTTGAATGACGGCTATACAGATATTAGCCATCGTCCTACCTATTATGTTCAGCATCTTCGCATCAGCCTTCTTCATCGTCTTCAGGACGGGTAATATGATCGGACGCTTTCAGGCCGACATAAATTCTATAAAAGGTGACATCAAATCCTTGGAGGAGAATGCAGCCACCAAGGACGAGTTAAGTCTTGTACAGACCTCCACCTCTGATATGATTAAATCGCTGGTGGTGAGCATAGGTGATCGTATATCTGGCTTGGAGGATCAGATACGCAGCCTACATGGGCAATCAGTGTAATGGGTAAGAAGGCTTATACAGCTACGGGGAAGATCCAGAAGGCTCCTTATAGGGCAGGGGCGTATGTCCTTGGCAAAGATAGAAGCAATGAACCCCGTATCCTATCAATGGATGAGGACGACCGTCTTAACATAGGGCAGATGGATTTGTATGCGGTTTTTAATGATATGCTGACAGAGTTAAAGAAGATCAATCTACAACTAAGTCTAATGACAGACGTAGAATTAACCAATGAGGTTGAATAATGTCAGGAACGGTAATAGAAAGCGGATGGGGCCAGAATAACAAGCTGAAGATAAACGAAGAGGGTTGTGCTAGTGTTTGCGGCTATACTACACGGGTTATCCACCACGTATCTCAGGTAGAGCATCAAGCTTTCGTGGTGGGTATGCACCTTGCACAGGCAGCAGGTGGCACCACTGAGGGGTGCGGGTATATCAAGTATAATGGGGATGATGTTCTTATCATTGATCAGATACGCCTTTCTACTGAGGAGCCAACAGGAGGGCTAACAAAGTGGGGCTTATGGGTTAATCCTACAGTCTATACGGGGGGAGCAGCATCTACTCCGGTAAATCTATGGCTCCCGTCGTCTATTGAGTTAGATGCATCTTGTGTTCAAAACAACGACGGGACAGCACTGACGATTACTGGAGGGTCTTCTATGACAACTATAAGAGCAGAGGGGGGCGCGTCCATCTTAGTAGATACATTGGGGGCACTGGCTCTCGGCAAGAATGATATATTCGCTGTCATGGGAAACGCTGCAACTACCGGGACGAAAACACGTGCTTATGTATGGTGTTATATCCACAAGGGAGGCTGATAAGTGAATATCAATGATGGTGCATACGGCACCAATGATTCGGCGGGTGTGCGAGAAGGTAGGGTTGATGTTAACTCGCGCACATCCACCCGACAATATTATGTGAGCAGAGATAGAGCGAATGCTTTTAGTTTCACCACCTCTTATAACTGCACTGGATCACCAGCACAACCGTTCTATCTGAAGAATAAAAACACCGATTATGATCATATGACGGTTACGACCGTTAAGTTTTCTTCAGCTAAGGAGGGCTTTTTTGAGATATATGGGGCATCGGGGAACCCAACAGGAACAACTATCTCAGGTGCCAATTTAAACACCATGAGCAACCGAACAGCGTCAGTCACTTGTCTTGGTGGCGGCGTCTCTCAGCTGACGCTCAGTGGACGTTTTGCCATGGCAAGGACTCAGGCTTATGGCTTACAAACAATACTTCCTGCCGGTGCGTTGATTGGGCAGGAGATAGCCATAGCTGTTCAGTATACGGGTGGAAATGGTACTGTTGATGTTGAGGTAGCAGGGTATTGGGAAAATAAATGAGCCTTGCATTCCGTATACTCAATGGCTTGGGCCGTAAGAGGTATGCTGCTGTAGACGATCAAAACGCTTTGGTCGTTACTAATACCGCTTGTCCTCCGATGATTGAGCAGAAGAATATCATCTTCAGCCAGTATTTAACCAATAGTGGCAATGCAACGGGCGATAGTCAGATGTCTACAGCTACCACAGGCGAGTTTTTTATACCGTCCCATGTGGAGCGTGATAGGTATATTACACAGATTAGCTTTGCTATCATAGATGCGGGGGCTGGCCTTAATGAATTTGGTAATATTGCTGCTCTGACCAATGGGTGTAGGTTTTACTATACCAGGGGTGGAGGACAAGAGGTAGATATAAAAGATGGCTTGAAGTCTAATTGGGATTTTGTGAGGATGTGCCGCCTCAATCCAGCCTGGGGCGATGCGGGAACAGCTTTTATAGCTCAGAATGTTACGGGGGCCAGTGAAGCCTTTGCGCCCGTGATGAACTTTCTGGATATACTACCACCCTACGGGCTTAAGCTGGATAAAGGATCAGAGCAGAAGTTAGCTTTGGAAGTGCGGGATGATACCAGTGGCGTGGACGGGTTTGACGCTATTGGTTATGGCTTTGAGCGTTTTGAGTAGTTATCATCTAACCAAAGCTGAATCTTAACAGCACCATATATAAAAGCGGCTATCAAAATAACGGTAGCCGCTGTTTCTATGTATTCCATATTATTTTTCTGAGGAGGGAGGGAATCGAACCCCCAATGGCCTTTCGGCATCAGGTTTACAGCCTGATCGCTTCACCCAATTTGCATACCTCCCCGTTATACGTATAACGGTTAGAGTTCAAGGTAATCCCGATAGTTATAATATAACTCGCCACACTTACGACACTGCATATCGGGACCACCGGCAATCTGAGGATAAACAGCGATCCATTCATGTTCACAGTCCTTGCTTGGTGGGCAAGAATCGCACTTTACAATATACGGCGCATGAACCGTCTTGCATACAGGACAGATCCATCCTTCATTCATCTTCGTCTCCATTGAAGAATTCTATAGCATCACTGAACATATAACCGCCATGTATTTCTATCTTAATACTTTCACCTGCTTTTATATCACGCATGGCTCGGCCTATCGGCAAATCTCCTGGCTGATATGGTCGTATTCTATATTTAGATTTCCATTTTGTATCTTCGATATCTATGACCATCCCGCCAAAGTCCGTTTTAACTTCCGTCCGCATATCAATCTCCTATAATAACTGACCAGTAAGCTACCAAGATAAACAGGAACAACTTATTACCCTCCCATTCATAATAATCATACATAGCTAATACCCACTGCCATATCCTACCATCATCAAACACAGATCCCTTCATTGTATCCAGCAGATACAATATCCTATACCCATCATTAAGCCAATTGATTGTTTTTATATCACCGGCAATAATATCTATTCGCTGATCTTCTGGATAGATACTATATACTTCCTCAATCTCTCTTATGCCCCGTTGATCGCGCTTCATGGGATAATCAGTCCAATCAGCAAAAACAGGCGCGGCGATGAGCAATAGAATAGGTATAAGTTTCATATCAAGTTGTCCTGATTAAACTCAATCAATACTACCTCAATGCGCGGATGCTTCTTATCTACTAAAAAGGCATGTTCAAAATTAGCTATCTCGCCCCATCCATCGTTCCTTATGATCCCTGCTTTTTGGAGCGAATCCTCAATGAGTTTTTGCCCCATGCTGCTAATATTAGACTTATCTGTCCTTTTATCCTTACAATACCACGTATACTCCATATGAATAGGATAAGAGCCGACTGGTTTTACCTCAGACCTCTTTATCCATGCTTTAATAGCTTGCTCAGTCTTTTTCTTCAACTTGGCACCAGCATACTTATTAGATCGCTCAGTATTGATATACTCGTTGAGCGTCGGTAGGCTGCCTTCAATTACTAATGTTTGGTATCGCATTCTATCGGCCAGTTGGTTAATTCCTCTGTGAGTATCCTATTGCGCTCCTTCAGTTTCTCTACCTCAAACTGTAAGGACTGTATCTCGGCATCCTGTTGTGCAGAACGTCTATCACACCACCAAAGATACGTTAGTAATCCATCTTTACTCTTCGGTAGCGTCATTCCCAATCCTCCTGAAATAACAATCCCTTGCCATGCTGATAGATATACAAGATCCCAACTCGCCTATCTTCTCCCATCGCAGCTCAGGCACCCAATCGGCATCCTCATAGTCATACTGCTCAAAATGACAATCATCCTCAAAGATATTTATATCACCACTCGGATCAATGGCTATCACGTCGGCCCACTCAGGTATCATATCACATCTCCAATTCTATGTCGGGTAAGATTATTTGAACACATAAGCGAGTACCGTCAAGCTCTGCCTCTGGCCTAAGCCGACCTTCTCTAATTAGGTTCAGGCGCATCTCCTCCAGTTTGCCGGGCTGCCATATCGCTATATTGCCTTGCGGTCCACCATCAAAGAACCCGACCTCATTGACAATACGTAGATACCCATTAAGCTGAATAACAAAATCGCTCATTCAGTCACTTCCCACACCGTCCTACCCTCGGCTGTCCAGCGTCGAAAATTGATAGATCGTTGACGATTATGGGATAAAGGCACATTGAATCGCACCTCTGACTGTTCAGGCACACTGCCCAACAGATTGCCCATCTGTGATTCTGTCAACATCTTACCATTCTTCAGCCGCAGCAATTCATCTCTTTTATTCATTCTATCCTCCCATTAATCTCCCTTTCAGTTATGATGTTATATAGTCTACGGGCAAAAAACTCAGCCCATTGCGGAACAACACTATTACCTAACCCTCTAATTCTGTCCACCCTTTTGGGTATCCCATAAGCCACTCTACCCATGCTGGGTTTACTCCAAAAGTTAGACAATCCCAATTGTTCTTCCTTCTCCATTCTTTGGCTGAAATATGGTCCCACTGTGGATCTGTTGGGATCTTCCCTTGGGATTCCAATGGGCTTCTCCCTTTGAGCATCTTTCGTCCCTCTATCTCTGTGATGACCCCCTTTTTTATCATTGCCCTCAATATCCTCACGTTGCCCTCGCAAGGTCTGTCTGTGGAGACAGTTGGGGTAGGCCATAATTGCCACTCGTTTTCGCAACTGTGGAGATCCAACTGAGGAAGCTGATAGTGTGTACCACTCCGCATCATACCCGATGTTGGCAAGGTTTTCGAGGACAGTGGATAATCCTCTCCGAATAAGTCCAGGGACGTTTTCAATGAAGATCCACCTCGGATGAATTGTTTTTATAATTCTGAAAAATTCAGACCAGATTTTCGACTTAGGGCCAGTGATCCCTCTTTTTCTCCCAGCAATAGATACGTCCTGACATGGGAATCCACCGATCAATACATCTACCGGCTCTATGTTATCAATATTCATTTTTGTTACATCATCATGGCAAGGTATCTCAGGCCAGTGTTTCCTCAAAACATTCTGACAAAACGGATCAATCTCACATTGCCATTTTATCTCAAAGCCAGCCCTCTCAAAGCCAAGATCCAAGCCGCCAATACCTGAGAATAGAGATCCAACTGTATACATTTTATATCTCCCTCTCAGTTATTATATACGCTACTCCGTGATCAAATCGTGTCTTAACTAATTTGTCTACTATAAATACTCTTGTTGGATCTTTAAGCAATTGTCGCCATATCCCATCCCGCTCAGGCTCAGTAAAGGTTATCTTGGTGCGCTCTATGATATGGCGTTCAACTAACACGTATCTCCCGCTTGAATATCCTTCGTGTAGATTTATTAGCTATCCGTTTACCTATGCGCCTGAGATGCTTGGCCCATTGCCGCGCCTTATTGCTGATGGGGTATGTTTTCTTCATCTACAATCTCTATCAATCAATACCATCCCATCCTCACTATATCCACCTGTCCAGCCGCGATTCTTGTATATACTATTCTCATGAACCGTATCATCTTTATCATAACATAGTGAATATAGAGGCGTTCCGTCGCAATCCCTACTGTGTGATACCACAAAGAGCCTTGCACCGCTTTCTATTTCAACCAGGCTCCCAATAGGAAAGGTATGTTTCAGCGCATTGTTTCCTTCCCGATACGTTTCCCCTGTATCTGGATTTTTAAGATCAGCTACATTCATCATACCAATCCTCCTCTGGGAATCGCAAGTAACAATCATCACATTCACCCGACATATCCCATGACTCGCTATATTCTGCTGCATAAACAGGACGCTGGCAGTTGCCACAGAATCCCATTACTGGCCCAAGTAAATCCGTCATATCAGCATCGGTTAGATCGAGTTCTATAGTATCAGTCATTGACTAATCCTTATTTTCCTCATCATGTATTTCATTAATCAGCTTCAATACTTCTGATCTCTTTATATATTCAGTTGATGAGTCTCCCTTTTCCATCCACTCGTACGATATATCTTCGCCATCCATGTTCTTTATTTGGTGCCAGATATAATCAAGCAATTCCAGGTCTGTCTTCATCTTTAGCTATACTCCCGTTAAGGTGCTTTGCCATGAATTCCTGTATGGCTTGCTCTACGATATCCCTTTTACACATTCTCAATTTCCACTTCAGTTCCTCTATCCCACTATGGGTTGATTCTTTCGTGAACTTATAGCTTGTCAATTTTGTCCCAGGGGGCATATAAACTCCTTTCTTATATTTACTAATATATGCGGCGTATATTGTCCTGTCAAGCTATAAGGTGTAATCAAAATATATTCAAGCTACTTAAGGGAGCGTCAAGGGCAGACTCTGTTGAAATGTTTTTTCAATCTTGTTCTTCTTCTTGAGATTATCCACTGCCCACAGAGGCCTCAAGTTTTTCAATGCCCAAGCCTCTTGAAAGTGTAGATCCTCAGATTTTGAAAAAGAAAAGGCTGTGATTGGGATGATGTGATCTATGTGCCACTCGCCCATATTATCCCATGACATCCCTGGCTGAAATTGTTTTGATAAGTGCTTCATGAGATCGCCAAGCGTATAATCCACGAGGGATTCCCAATGTCGGCCAGCCTTGTTCTCTTTAATGCTTTTATAGATACCAACTCTGACACGGGCAGATATCTTATGTCTCGGATCGTTAGCATACTTATCTGTCATACTCTTTTTGTTTTTTTCGTGGTTGGCATAATACCAATCTAATTTTTGCTTCCTATACTTATCTGGATTGGCAGCATATGCCGCTTTTCTCTCCTCCGACATTTTTTTGCTATTCTCGCTCCACCATTTCCTCCTTTCTGGTAGTCGTTCTTCTTTAGTCCGGTCACGATACGCCTTGAACTTAATCAGGTTCGCCTCCCTGTTTTTCTCGTAATATTTTCTATGCGCTGCCATGCACTTGTCTTTATTAGCCCAATAATAAGCCTTAGACCGCACCTTTATTTTTTCCTTGTTTTTCTGGTAATGATCAGCAGAAGCCCGTTTCTCTTTCTCCTTTCTTTTCAATTTCCTCTTTTCTTGGCAATCTTTGCATCTCCATAAGTATCCATCTTTCCCATATTGGTTTTCCTCAAAACAGGTATAATTTTTAGTTATACCACACTCGGCACACTGTTTCATTTTACTTCTCCTTCTATAACTTCCCGCGCTTTGATGAAATCCTCCAATGCGATTCGGACTATGACCTGTTTGGGCTTTCGGAGTTCCCATTTAAGTGTTTCAAGCTCCTCAAGCAGATCCATAGGTAGCTGGAACGTCACCATCTTCATTCTTTCTTTCATAGCATCCTCCTTTATTGGTTGTATTAAATATAAATAAAATTAAGAATAAGTCAAGCCAACATAATAAAATAATCCACCGCTTATATAAGGTATAAGCAAGATCAATAGACCATATAAAATAGCAAGGAAAGCCATGTCGCTTACAGCAGAGCGCCTTTTTCTCGTCCACCTATTGACTGAAAATGCCACACTGGAGCCTAACGGCAAGCCCGTTGAGATCATTTATGCGGGTGAGTTTGAGCTAAGAGATCGAGGGCGCGTCCTTGAGCTTACTGAAGAAAACATTGACTCGATGGTTGATGCTTTTAACAAGTTTAACGAGTCGGGACGTATCCCGTTCAATGTCAACCATAGCGGCGGTTCTACGACTTTAGAAGCAGGTAGAGCCGTAGGATACTTGACGGGGTTATTCACCAAGCGGGACGAAGAGACAGGTCGCTATTCGCTCTATGGCGCACCGCACTGGCTACAGGATACTAAAGAAGCACTGGCCGAGATGCACTTTCGTTTTTTGAGCGCAGAGATTGTATTCGGAGATAGCCATCCTGTTACCAAGGAAGAGATTCCATTTCACTTGGTCGGATGTGCCATTTGTACGTCCCCGGCGATTCCAGACCTTGAGCCTATATCACTAACAGCAAGGAATGACATGGCACTGAAGAAAGAAATAACTATCGCCAGCTTTGCCAAATCTCTTGAGATCCTCAAGATCAACGGCTCCATCCTTGAACATGCTCAAAACGTAGCTGAGGCATTTTTCAAGACGTTCATGGATACCAACAACGAGAGCTATTGGCCGAAGGATTGTTTTGAGGAGTTCATCATTGTTGAGGTTCAGTCCGAGAATTCGACCAATCTATATCGTGTGGACTATACCGCCACCGATGAGGCCATCACCTTTGCCGATAGAGAAAGCTGGCAAGCAGTTGAACAACAGTATGTCCCACTGAACAGGCAGACGGCACCGGAGGACGGTGGGTCGGGCGTAGAGCCGTCTGCCATGAATAATACCACCGCTCATATTACTATGAGCACTACTAACCAAGCCGCCGAGAGCGGCAAAAAGGAGAGATCCATAATGGATGAGAAGTTGAGGGAACTCCTGGGACTTGACGCCGAAGCAAGCGTTGAAGATGCCGTGGCGGCTCTCTTGGCGACTGTGGAAGAGGTCCGAGGGCAGAACGAAGCCCTTATGATCGAAAAAGCAGAGGCCGAGCAGAAAGTTGTTGACGCCGAGACCGAAGCCGCAAAGGTGGAAGAGGCAGAAACTACGCTTACTGAGACAAGAGGACAGATTGAGACTCTTACTGTCGAACTTCAGGAGACGAAGGGCGAAGCGGAGACGTTGGCTACGCGTGTGGCTGAACTGGAGGCTGAGACGCTTTCCAGGGAGGCAGAGGATCGCGTTGAGCTGGCACTACGCCAGGGTCGTATCACCCCTGCACAGCTGGATGATCAGGAGGGTTGGTTGCGCGGCTTGGCTCTGACGAGTCCTACCGAGTTTGATAAGTATATGAACATTCTTCCCGCTAACGAAGATCAGTTTATTGAGGTGGGTAAGGATGGCGAAGAGAAGCCTCCGGTTTCTGAAGATGCTCTTTTTGAAGCCACGGATGCGAGAATGAAAGAAACGGGAGAGGATTGGCCCACTGCTCACAAGGCGGTGCTGGCTGCTAATCCCAAGTTTACCAAAGTCATTACAGGATAAAGGAGATACTAATGGCTGCACCCAGTGGTGCGTATGAAAACGTGTTGCTTGCTAAGTCGATGACGGTTTCGGGGAATGATCTGTCTGCATCCACCGACATCCACATCTTCTGTAAGTTGGGCGACGCAGAGAATGATACTGTTCCGGCTGCGTCGGGCGATTTGCCTATTGGCATCTCTCTCGGAACGGGGTCGGATGGACAAGATATTAATGTCGCGCTGGTAGGCATCAGTAAGATTCGCCTTGCCGGTACTGTCAAGCGGGGTAATCCCCTCAAGCCGACCTCGGGAACAAACGATGGTCGAGCGGTCAAGACCACTCATATTGGAGCGCATGGTGCTATCGCTATGCAAGACGGTGCGTCGGGTGAAGTTATCGCTTGCTTGATCACTCAGGGCTTCGGGACCTAAGGAGATAATATAATGCCTGGACAGCCGCAACTTTCGAGCACGTATATCCAGAAGGCGATTGACGATGCTGCCATCGCCTATGGTAATTCCGCATATATCCTTGACCAGATCGCACCTATCGTAGATGTTGATCAGCGCCAAGGTAAGTATTTCACTTTTGACCGTGGGGAATCGGTTCAGGATGCCGCCTCTCCCAATCGCCAGCCGAGTTCTGATGCGCCGCGTGGTGGGTATACCATTGGCAATGAGTCGTATGACTGCAAGGAGATGGCTTTCGCCCATGAGATCCCCGATGAAATCGCTGCACAGGCCGATCCGGCTATCCAGCCGTTTAGACGGGGCATTGACTTCTGTATGGAGAAGGCTCTGTTGCGTCGTGAGCGATTGGCTGCGGCCACCTTCTTCGCCGCCTCTGTTTGGGGGACCGATGCATCCGTTTCCGACACTTGGGATGATTATGTCGACAGCGATCCTGCTGATGATGTAAACACGGGTAAAACCACCATCGTAAAAGATACGGGCTTTGATCCCAACGTGCTGGTGATGGGACGCGAGGTATGGGATAAGCTGATCCTCCATCCCGATGTCCTTGATCGTATCAAGTATACCAAAGCAGCTACGCAGGATGAGGTTGCTGGTATGCTGGCCGCATGGCTGGGTCTGGAGCGCGTCGTTGTGGGTAGTGCTTCCTACAATGCCGCTGCTGAAGGAGCTACCGTTGATCGTCAGTTCATCTGGGGTAAAGATGCTGTTCTTCTGTATGTCCCGGCGGCTCCCGCCAAGGATGTGCCGAGTGCCGCTTATACCTTCCAGTTGGCTGGTATCGAAACGCGCCAGTGGCGTGAAGAGTCTCCAAAGCAGAGCGTCGTTGAGGCGTCTATCTGCGCTGATCCAGTTGTCACCGCTTCCAAGGCTGGCTATCGGTTCGCATCTGTCGTGGCTTAAGGAGGGATTATAATGGCAAGACCGACGATTAATCCCAGAGGTACTAATCTCGCTGGTGCGTATATTGACGGCCAGATCCGTGGTCCGGCACTCGGAACTAACTCGGTGGGACTGACACAGGTGCCTACGGTGCTGGAGCGGAGTATTTCTATTGCTTCCGTTGGTGTCACTCCCGCCACGGGCCATGCGCCCGTTGTGTTCCGCGCCCCGGCTTCGGGTGCAACGGTTACAGCAGTGTATATTAACCCCGGCTCTGTACAGAATCACGCTGCCAACGAGGCTGACGTTTGGACCTTTCGAGTGAAGAATACCACCACAGGCAATAATCTAAATGCCCTTGGTGCCAGCTTGAGTAATACCACGCTGGCCGCAACGGCATGGAAGTCTATTCCGGTGGACAACGGCAATTCGACAGTCCTATCCGGCCATACTCTTAGTCTGTCTATGGGTATTTCCGGTAGCCCTGCCGCTTTGCAGAATCCGGTATGTTTGGTCGAGTGGGTGCCTTATAGCAACGCATAAATTCATTAGGTGGTATCTTTCAGGGGGGAGATACCACCTAATGACTTTTTAATGGAGATCCCCCATGCCTGAGATTATACTTACTGAAGATCTGAACAAGAAGAAAGATTTGCTGCGAGGTAAGAAGCGCGATTGGCCACGCTCCACCATCTCACAGGTATCTGCCTCTTTGGGTAGGACCGATTGGTATGAGATGGCTGAAGCGGTAGAGGAGCGACAGGCGCAGCGGTCTGTCAAGCGTAAACGTAAGGAGGAATAATGGCTGCTGATCGGACGGGCTTCGTTTTCACCAATGCGAATACGATGGCGGCTACAAATAATGCCCTTATGTTTGGCGTTTGTCTCTCGTCTAATATTGCCAATGCCAGCTTGACCATTTATAATGTCGATAGCTCTGCGGCTCCCAACTTCACCGATAGGGTATTGGTATTGCAGATGGGTGCTGCCACCGGGACGATGCCTTTTTTTCCTCCGGTTCCAGCTTATTGCGAGAATGGGCTTTACTGTTCTCTGAGTTCGGGTGCGGTAGCTACGGTTTTCTTTACCAATAAGACATAATATACATAGTTTTTCTTACAAAGTAATAGCGGGTAGACTGATAATCTACCCGCTATTATTATTGTTATGGCTTAGAGTTTATTTAATACTCTCCCTCAGTTTTTTTAGCCACTCATTTCTCATCTCTACCCTATCTACCTCCTTCTCATATTCATCAGCATAACGCTGAACGCTGTCCTTAGCTTCTTTTAGATCATCAATATAAAATAGGATAGGAGCTTTGGCTGTAAGCGCATCAATATCTCTGCGAATCCAGCTTACATCGTGCCTGGATATATCTAACTGGTCCAGCATGAACTCTTTCAGCCCCACATGATCTGGCGATGGCGGAGTCCACATCGCTGCTTGGTCCCGCATCTGCGCCAGCGCATCATTCTCCTCTATCTCCTTCTGTAGCCACTTGACACGCTCGGCTATTCTCCGCGCCCTTTCATCCTCTCCATACTCCATCTGTTCATCTGGTGACATACCCTCCAATTTTTCTAATGTGGCCTTCGCCTCCATCTCCTTTTCAACATAAAACTGGCTTGGTTCAAATCGCTCTGGTATGGGAGCATTGGGTTCATCTCTGAGCATAACACAAGCCCCGAAATTTCTGGCACAATCCAGAATGAACTCTTCAAAAGACTGTCCCTCTTCCATCAGCTTCGCGGTGTATCCAGTAGGCATTTAGCCCTCCTTTGTTATACGTCTAACAGCATTTATATAGCCTTAGCGTCTAACGGCATTAACGAATTGGAACACTCCTGACAAATCAAAACACCCTCACGGTCATCCTTGTCAATACGAAAGAAGGTCATGAGGGCTAAATACCCATCCTCTGCTATAGGATAACCTCCTCTATACCAAAACGAAGACCAATATCCATCGGGGCTTTCGCCGCATTGCTCGTTACATATCTCACATTTAACAGGGGCATCATATAGCCGCGCCTCCTGAAGTGTACTCCATCTCTCAGTCCTTAGCAATTGAGCCATCCTACATCTCATCCTCTACGGCTTCAGCCCATTGCGGATAAGCATCAGCCATATCATCCATTTTCAGAGCGTTGAATTCATCCAAATCAGCTACCACGCGAAACCTTTTCACCCTGCATTTGTGATTCTCTGGCGTTCCGGCAACGATGGCTTCATCCAGCCAATAGGCCACAAGGATAGGATCATCCCCGACATCCCATTCGGTATCGGCTACATACAAGCCGGGATGACATTCAGTTGTGGTACATGACGAGAAAACGGGGGCTGTATAGACCTTTCCATTCTCATAGACCGCATTCCCCACATACTGGCTTTTGCGGGATCGCCTACCCATTACAAGGGTACGGTCGTCTACTTGGCGCATGATGTATTTTTGGACTTTGACCCATTCGTAGGGCGTCTGGATAGGTTGGAGAATTGTCCCGCTCAGGTCGGCACCGCTCAGGTCGGCACCGCTCAGGTCGGCACCGCTCAGGACGGCATCGCTCAGGTCGGCACCGCTCAGGTCGGCACCG